TTTAAAAAGAAGTTTTGTGCTTCTACCTCCTGTTTTAATTCTTCTTGAAACGTAGTATTTAACTTTTCAACAACAGCGTCTAAATCTCTAACTTGTGCCTCTGCTGTTGACAAATTATATTCCTCACTAGGTCTTGTTAATACTTGTACTATCTTAGCCATTAGTCTGCGTACCCTGGATCAAATGGATCATCATAGTTACCTGTTGTTCTAGCTGCTCTAGTGTCATCTCCACCTCTATAACGATCTCCTGTTTGTGTATCATAAGCATCTTCAATTCTTCGTTGATCGTCTCTTGCTCGAGCTTCTTGTATTGCTCTCAACTCAGCTGCTTTTTCAGCTTTTAGTTGTGCTGTTTTTTTAGCAAAATCTTCTTGTTTTTGTTTAGATAATTTCGCTATTCTAGCTAAAGTTTTTGGATCAGTTCTAGTAGCAATTCTTTTATCATATGCTCTTTGTAAACCGTATGTTGTAGCATCGCCTACTCTACCTTCGGTTAGAAAATTTAAAAGTCCACCTGATACGGGACTGTATCCTTGCATCAATCCAGATTGTATTCTTCCTATTCCATCTAAATTATCTTTTCCATAATAATTTCTCATTGCTTCAGCCATTGTTTGATCGGGCACTAATCTACCTATGCCTCTTGCTACTGCTCCTGTTAAACCACCACTCTTTATAAAATCCATAATTCCAGCATCTTTGTCATATCCTAAACCCGCTAAACTTGGTTCAAGATCTTCATCAGACTTATATGGACTATATTCCTCACCAAATATTTTACCAAAAAATTCTGCGTCAGTTAAGTTTCTTAAATCTGTTGTTGTTTTATCTCCTAAAATTTTAAAATTAGATCCCGGTGTTGTATTCATAATACCACTTCTATCTTGTTCATCATTGTCTCTAATAATTGGTAATGCTTTTGGTAGACCACGTTCTACAGGTAATAAACTTTCATCATTCATGTTGGTATAATATTTATTAAAATCAGCTAATAAATATTCTCCCGGAATACCAAACATTTTTCTAATGTCTATAAGTTTCTGATTAGGTCTTAATTCAGGTATCCTTACACCATTTTCTGGATATTTAACTGCCATTATCTACGTCCGTCCGGTTGTATATCTAATCTAAAAGTTCCTAATTTCCAACTTTGATTAGAAGATGTGTTTTCTATTTTTAATGCAATTGCTCTCGCTCTTGCACGAGTGTCTACTTTACTAGTAGATGAGCTAACTGTAAAGGGTCCTAATGCAGATCCTGATTGACTATCGTTTGAATAATTACGTAAATTTAAAGTAACTTGTGTATTACCAGTTTGAGCTATAAAATCAGGTACAAATCTTCTTATTTTCATTATAAACTCACCATCACCTCTAAGATCCGCAATACCAGTTGATTGACCTGTGATACCCCTTCTTTGACTTATGTCATAATCACCAGACTCTATACTAGCTAATATAGCACTTATAGTTCCATTTCTATTTTGATCTGTCCCTGTTTCATGTTCATAGTATGATGTTCTGCCCTCAGTGTTTCCAACCACATCAAAAGAGGTGTCTGTGTCGGCATCATATTGTAAAGCGTGTGGTTTTCCAAATACTGCAGAATCCTCCCACATAGTTCTAGCTAATGTTCCTATGGTCCATACTGGTCTTCGTGGCGATGAATCAAAATAATTATAACAAACCATTTTGTTTACAACACTAGACCCTGTTTCTGGATAAAACCACATAACCTCACCAAACAAATTATTTAAACCTGCGGATACCATTTGGTTACCAGATTCTAAATTTATATTATCAAAAACGTGATCTTCTACTAAACAAGGTAATGATTCAAGTTTACCTGCATATCTAAAAAAACCATTTTCGGACATCCAATATGCAGCACCATCAACTTCAACACAAGCGTTTTGTCCAACAAGTCCACAATGTGTTCCAACTTGTGCAAAAGCAAATGTAAATGGTTGACCAACAAAACGTTGTGTAAATAATGCCGTGTCAGTCCAAACAAGAATTGCATCTCTACCTCTAATAGCACCTCTAATTTGTGATCCGTCAGCCAGTCTTTGTGTGCCAGCTGTATTGGTTGCTGTTGGTGTATAAGTATTTATATCTTCTTGATCCGAGAATCTTATAAACATATCATCCTGTGTTGATGGTGTTCCAATAGTTGTTTCGGTTCCAAAAAATACTAAGTGCCTATCCGGCGTAGATACTAACATATGTCTTGATGCGGTTGGAGCCCCAGTTATAATTGTTGCTCTTGTATCTGTTGCATTTGACAAACTAGAATCCCAAGAAAAAACAGGACCATCATGAATTAAACATATGGCTTTATCTCCAAAATTATCTAATGACCACATGCCTGGTTCAAGAACCAAGTCTCCTGATGCAGCTTCACCCCATGCAACATAGTCTGATGAATTTTTTACTGTTGCACCGTCGGAGTGTGAAGATCTTGTAGAACCTCTTACAGCTCTAGTTATACCCGTTAAATTATTACCAGATACTCCTGTGTAAGAAATTTCTTCATTACCAACTTGAACAAAATTTGTGCCCGAAGATGGAAAGTTAGTTGTGTCAGTTAATGTAATAGAGGTTCCTGACCCTCCAGTTCCTGCAGTGTCATCTAAAAGAGCACCATTTAAAGTTGTTGAAATAGCACCAGCTGCTTCTCCTCCCCAAGATCCTAATCCCCAACCAAAACCTTTTGCTTGAACAGCAGGTCCAACAGTGTAATATTTTTGAATTCTAATCCCACCCGATGTTGTGGCACCAGAACCAGATTCATTAGAGGGCATTGTAATTGTTAAAGTTGTATTTGTTGGTGTCGTAACTACCATAAATTTTTTATCATCAAAATCCGATGCGCCAAAATTAGAATTAGTTATGGCTGTAAAATTATCCATTAGCATAATATCACCAGGGTTCATTCCATGTGCAGTGCTAAATGTTATTGTAATAGTTGGTGATCCGTTAGTGGTAGTGAATGCACTTGTAAGAGTTGTAGTTGATTCAATAGGATGTATGTCATAAAATACACCTCCAGAAAAAGCATATAAAATTCTATTAGTTCCTATAATCGCATATTTTCTAGATAAACTATTAATAAAATGATGAAGTCCTCTACCTGCTCCAGTAAGTTCATTTTGATTTGAGCTACCTAATTGATTCCAACCACCTATTTTTTCTGGTGATCCATAACGAAATCTAACGTTATCGCAGTCTACCCACTGTCCTTCTGCTGTAGTCTCCGATACTTGTTTATTAATCCCTGGCTGAAATCCTATCTTTTGTAGCATAGTTTGGGCATTATATAAGTTTTTAGGGTTTTGTCACTTCAAAATATTATCTAATCTCCGCCGTAATTAAAAAATATTTTTGGTAATCCTACATGTATTCTGCCATCATATAGATTTTTTTGGTTTTCTTTAGTGTCACGATTGTAATGTAGAAACACCTGAGCGCATTCCTCTCCCTCAAACTCGTCTCGCCAATGCTCTAAATCACAGCCTTTGTAAACCAACATGTCTCCTGGTTTTAAATTAACCTCAATATATTTTTTATTTTTAAGATAAATAGGCCACGGATCTCCACCTAAAAACATAGTTGTAGATATTTCACATGCTTCCCTGTCTACATGTCTTTCTAAAATATCTCCTGTTTTATATACTCGTGTGTAACTATAGCAAGGTATTAACTTTGCATTAAGTTCTTTTTCCATCAAAGGATGTAACCTTAGTAATAAAGTTTCCATAGCAATATCAGCATAATGAGAATAAGTGCCTTTAACTTGTTTGTCGTGCCATGTTCCAAACATTTCATCATATGGAGATATATATTTATTTTTAATTAAAGTATTAGCTACTATTTTTTTAGTGGTTATATAATTGTATAAAAAATTAGCTAAGTCTTTTGATATAGCTTTTTTAATTACTACATATTTATTTTTTTTAAAACTCATTACAATTTACAAACCTCTTTAGGTATTGCTTGTATATTAAAATGCACAAATCTAAATGGATCTATTCCTTGATCTACTACAAACTCATGCTCTACATATCCTGGAAAAATTATTAACATTCCTGGTTCAACTTTAAATCTTACATGTTCAGAACCATATTCAATTGACTCATTTAATTGTGGCTTTAGTTTTAATTTAGTCATTCTAGCACCATTTCTAGGATCATGAAATATAGGATAAGATGTATTTTCAGAACATTTTAAAAAATAAAAACCTGAAACATGTTGATTCCAATGAACGTGTGCAGCATGATGGCCACCTCCTTTTTTAGCAAACTCTTGAACCCACATTTCAGTAAATATTGTTGTGTACAAACTCATATCATAACCCATGTCATTTAAAAATTGCCAAGACTTTTGTCCTACATAATCTCTAAAAGGTGCAAAATCTTCATCTCTAGTCAACGCTGTAGAATGATAACTTTTACCAAAGTCATCATATTTTTTTATATACTCTTTTTCTTTTTTACGTGCTTCGTTAATATATTTATTAGAAGCTTTATTTAAATGTTTTACAAACTCTGGTTTGCTTTCTATTAAAGTTGGTGTCTTAAAAAATTCTAACATATTATTTAAACGGTTTTCCTCTGTTCCATATTACTAAAGAATATCTAGTTCCTTTTAATACAGGTTTTACTCTGTGCCAAACAAAAGAAGGAAATACTATTATAGATCCTTTCGCATATATTTCTTTTACAGTAATCTCATTTGTTTTTTTTCTTTTATTAGGATCATAGTTTCTAAAATCAACTTGAAATTCTCCCCCCTCATACTCAGATCCATCAGATAGTTGACATGTTACAGATAGTTTTCTAATTGTGCCATCTTTTCCAGGCTGATCAAAACTATCACAATGCCAATCATAATATTGATTTAATTTATATTTTGTAAATTGAGTAGGTTCACTTTGTTCAAACTCAAAGTTCCAACCCGCTTGTTTATTTGCTTCTCTCACATAAGGTAGTATTTGTCTATATATCCAAGGTTCTTCTAACCAAACTACGTTAGAATCTCTTTTCTTTTTTAAATCCTTAACTTCTTTATTAGATAAAGTTTCTTTTTCAAATTCTCCTGTCAAAGCTAATTTATCATTTTTAGATAATCCGTATTGTATAAGATCGTCACAAAATTTAAGTGGTAATGCTTTTTCAAAATAGTAGTAATAGTTTTGTAAGTTCATTATGTGTAATTAAAATTTATAACCAATCTACATTTTTCATCAGTGCAAGAAACACTGCTGTGATATAATTCTGCATCAAATGTTAAAAGGCTGTTTGCTTCGCTTTTTATCTCCTCACCTGTTTTAAATTTAGTGTAACCATTGTTTGTATTTATGTAAAACAAAGCTGTTTTATCTGATCCTTTTACATCATCTTTATGAAAACCATGAAGAGTATTTTGATAATCTTTTGTAGTTAAGTTAGCTTTTATTCTAAAAATTTTTTTAGCTTTTAAAAGATCTGTTATAGGTTTTATTTGTTTAAGCATATGCTCTTCACAGTTTGGTTTTGAATCTCTAATAAATGTATAAACAAACTGAAAATGAGCATCTCCTTCATTATTTATATGTGGATTAAAATACCATGGAAAATAAGGACTTGTAAAAAAATTATATATTTGTTCTTTAAAAAATTTTTTTGGTAAAACATTTTTACGCAAGTACATATTCTTGCTCCAAAAAAATGTTTATTTGTTGCGATGTATTTTTAGAAAAATAAAATGTTTGAGTTGTTGGAAACATTATGTATTCGTTTTGCATTAACTGTAGTCTTTCTGTTCTATCTCTTAATCTGTTATTGTCATAATTTAATACTATGTTGGTTGAATCTGGTGCTACAGTCACGGCACATAAACAAACAAGATCAGAAGATACACCGCTGTCATTCATATCTGCTTTTAACATAATTTCAGAACTTTCATTGGGTAAAAGTATGTGATATTTAAAAGGTTTACTTTTAGACAAACGTCCATGACCCCTTACTTGAAAAGTTTCGTATACATATTTATCAAGTCTTTCTAAATCTTTTGAAAAAGCAACCTCTTCTTTATCATAAATATTTGCGGTAAAAATATCCGATGCTATTTTTTTATAGTCTATTTCCCAACCAGGAGGCATGATAATATCTCCATGATATAGAGCTAACTCTGATAATACTTTCTTTTTCATTATGTCTTTTTGTGGTTTATACCACTTAAAACTTATTCAGTCAATAATTGCCAAGCTTGTGTAGCTTCATTCCATTCGTAATATTGACCTGCTTCCCATTGTTCTTGAGTAGCTTGTGGGCATGGACCTGCGGGTGATTCCCAATCTGCAATAGATGTATTTAAAACCCAAGACGCGTAAGGTCTAGGTCTTATAAATATGTTATTTGTAGCATCCCAAATATACCCAACATTTGCATAGTTTCCTCTAAAAGGTGTGCCACTTAATTTGTGTTGATTAAGATATGTATTGTAAGAAGTTTTAATCCATAATTGAGCTGGCCAATTATTATTTTTTTCTAAAAAAGCTTGTCCTACTGATTCAGTTTCAACTCCATCTGAATTATGACAATCTTCATCAGCAACAACCACAACAGCTGTAACTTCATTATTTTCATTTATTTTTGCAAAGTGTGCCATATTATTTAAACTTATATCTTATAATTACTATTCCAGAGCCTCCGCCTCCGCCAGCATCTCCAGCGGTATTGTTTCCTCCACCTCCACCGTTTCCAGTGTTTCCGGTACCAGATGCTCCACCTTGAAACCTAGTTCCTCCTGTGGTTCTTGTTACGTTACTAAAAGTTATGTTTGAGGTTGTTCCTCCTGGATTACCTGTAACTCCACCGCCTGTTACACTACTTCCTGGTACACCTTGGGGTGGACTTGTTGGTGGGTTGTTTCCTGGTGCTGCACTTTTTGGTCCAGGTGAGTTGGGTCTACCTTGTCCTCCGCCATTTCCGCCAGGTGTTGCTCCACCTCCAGATGGATGTGACCCTCCACCTCCACCACCATTCGATGTTATAGGGAATGCAACTGAATTAGATCCTGTTCCTCCACTTTGTCCGTTACCGCAGTTTCCGCCACCTGGGCCTCCACCTGCACCAACTGTAATTGGAAAAGATGCTACAGAAGCACTTATCGCAGAAACAGGTCCGGTTCTTGGTGTACATCCAGTTGTAAAACATCCAGATGCAGCTCCAGAAGAGCCTCTAAATCCTCCTGCTCCTCCGCCGCCGCCAGCGTCTCCGCCAGCTCCGCCGCCGCCAGCTATTACCATATAGTCAAAACTACTTGATCCTCTTGCATCTCCAGCACAAGTTATTTCAAATGTTCCGCTTGAAGTAAATTGATGAACTTTAAAATTTCCACAAGTGGAAACACTTCCTCCTGTAGCAACAACAAATTTAGGAGCTACACCTCCAGAACCAAAACCTAAGATTTGATATCCAAAAGATTTACCTCTTCCAGGTTTTTTCTTGCTGCCTTTACCTTTTTCTATTCCGAATGTTTCGGATGTTTCAAAAAACTTTCTCATTTACTATACCTCTTATACGTCGTTAGCGGCGTCAGTAGTAAAGAATATTTTAATCCCTAGTAATAACGCATCTGCTGTTAAACTATCTCCTGAAACGTCTCTAAATATTTGAAAGAAAACTTGATCTCCTGCTGCAGGTGACCCTGCAATAGTGATCGCACTTGACTCCGCTCCAACATCTAAATCATTTGCTGTTCCACTATGCGCTTTTGCTGTTCCTTGGGCTGTCCCAAAATCTTGATCAATTGCATCATTATCTGAAATTGCTATTCCTTTAAGCATGAATAAAGCAGTTCCTGTATTGGTGCTGTTGGCTGTAAAATATGGTTGAAAAGTTATTGTGCCTTCATTCCATGACTTAGGAAAAGCTACTGAAAATTGTGCAGACTCATCAGAGTCTTTATCAAAAGCTAAATTTTTTAAAACAGGTCTATTAATATCTGAACTTAATTCTGTTTGAGCTAAATCCGCACATCCTGATGTTGAACCTGGATACATTGCAGAAGCAGGAACCCATATAGTTTCTTTCCCTGCAATTTTGATTGCAGAAGTGTTATCTCCTCCATCAACAGCTTTAGCTACCCCAGTTCCATTTGGAGCAATAGTTATGTCTCCATCTGCCGCATCTGTAATTGTTATTGTTCCAGAATTTGTTCCAGAGTTTGTGCTTAAAACAAGATCTGCTGCACCACCTGTAGTTACTGTAAGTGTTCCAGAACCATTTGAAGTCAATGTAGCAGCTGCTCCAGAGTCTCCTACTTTTACAGTATCACCAGCAAGAACCACATCTCCAGTTCCTTTTGGTGTAATGTTTATATCAATATTTGAATCATCTCCTGTCGATGATAACGTTGGTCCCGCACTAGTCGCTGCATTTGCAATTGTAAATTCATTTACCGCAGAACTTGTAGCCGTTAAAAGTGCAAGTTGGTTTCCGTTAGTGTCTAAAATTGATGTGCCAATTTTAGGTGAAGTTAAAGTTTTGTTTGTTAAAGTTTGTGTTCCTGTAAGTGTAACATCGCCAGATGGTAAAGTATCAATGTCTGGATTAGTGCTATCATTTGCTGTAGCGAATACAAGAGCATCACCTTTGTCTCCTGCTGCAAAAGTAAATGAATCACCACTTCCTGTTGCATATTTAAATTGTACTGTATGAGAACCAGATGTTGAGTTTCTTAAAAAATAAAAAGTTTGAACATCGTTTGGAATAGTTACAATTTGATTACCTGAAATTGTACCTGTAAACTCAATCATTCTGTGTGCAAGTTCTGCACCAGTTGATCCATCAGAAACTGCCAACGCAGTTGTTTGGGCTCCACCTGCTATTGATTTAGCAATGTATCCACCAGAAATTTGTTCTATGATACTTAAATTAGTATTTGTTTTTGTTCCCCATGTACCAGCGTTTTCACCAGTTGCTTGAAGTTCAACACCAAGAGGTGTGTATGTTGATGCCATATTTTATCTCCTATGCGACGTCACTATAACTTGTATTTGATCCAGTTGCAACAGAAGAATAACTACTATTTGATCCTGTTGCAACGTTGTTATACGAGGAATTTGAACCAGTGTCAACATCCCCGTAAATAGGTATTGTTGTCACTAATCCTAAACGTGTAGTTGTAGATACTCCTGTTATACCAAGAACTAAGTCTGCAACGGTTACTGAGCCTATAGATGCTGTTGCAGAAACACCACTAACTCCCATAACATCTGCAGGAGTTATAGAACCAACAGACACTGTTGAAGATATTCCTGTTGGAGAGACAACGGGATTTGTATTTACTGATAAAGATCCAGTGCTTAAAGTTGAAGACTGACCTGTTAATCCAACAACTTGATCAGCAACAGTTAATGAACCTACAGCGGATGTTGATGAAATTCCTGTAAGCCCAACCACATCAGCTGGTGTAATAGAGCCAACACTTGCTTCAGCTTCAACTCCAGTTATTCCCATTACATCAGCAGGTGCTATTAACCCTACACTCGCTGTTGAAGAAACTCCTGTTAGTCCCATTACATCTGCAGCAGATAAAGAACCAACACTTGCTTCAGCTTGAACTCCACTTAATTGCATTAAAACATTGAAAGAAGCATCCCAAGGTTCTTCTCCCCAACCGTTTCTGCCCCAACCAACTAAAGTTCCAGAGTTAGAAAGATCACCTATAGCTGATGTTATTGATTGTCCAGTTACTCCTATAGCATCTGCAGGAGAAATTTCTCCAATAGAGGATGTTATTTCTAAACCAGATATTTCTGCAGTTTGAATACCTTGTGCATCTACACTTCCTAAAGATGAAGCAATTTCTAAACCAGTTGGTTCAACTGTGTATTCTACGTTCCAACCAGATATACCCCATTCTTGTCTACCCCAACCTTGAAAGTTTGATGTTTCTAAATCTCCTAAAGAAGATGTGATTGCAAGACCTGTAACAGATGCAATAGTTTCTAAGTTAACGGTTGGAAAAGTTGCGTTGACATTAGAAGATACTCCGTCTAATTCAACTGTAATTATTTGAGTGGCTGTAACTGAACCAATAGCAGATGTAGAAGAAACACCAGTTGGTTTAACTGAATACTCTACACCCCAACCAGAATTACTCCATTGTTGTCTGCCCCATCCTTCAACATTAAAAGATTGTGGTGTTCCTAAAGCAGCTATTGCTCCGGGCGAAGTTATGGCAATAGTTACTTCATTAGAATTCCATGAATTATCGCCCCAAGAATTTTGTCCCCAGGTAGTTGACATAAGGAGGACCTCCTTATGCTAATCTTATGATCGCGTTAGTTGCGTCGGCTGTTGGAAATTGAATAGTGAAAGTTCCACTAGTTACAGTTTTGTCTGCACCAAAAGCAATAGCAGCAACAGCGGGATCACCCGATGCTGAGTCATTGTATATTAATGCACCATTAGCTGTAAAAGATGCTGAAGTATAACTTACATCTGAAAAATCACAAAGTGCTGTAGTTCCATCACTTGTTGGAGTCACACTCGTAAGAGTTGCACCTGCTGCGGTGTAAGCTGTTCCAGATGAATTAGTAATTTCGTTTGATGTTGAGTAAGCAGTTGTGCTTGCTCCCAATGTTGCAGAGCTAGTGTATAAAGCTATTTTAAATGTGTTTCCAGTTGTAGCTGTAAAATCGTGAACTCCTTTTAAAAGTTCTACTTTAAAACTTGTGCATATTGCAGATGTTATTGCCATATTTAATCTCCTACTGGTTTGCCGATACTATCGGTATTCTAACGGTGCCATCGGTATAATCGTCTCTTCTTCTTCTACCAACTTGCTCGTTAGCAAACTTTTGTACCTCTTGTTTATATTTATTTTCGTATAATGTCAACATGTCTATCGGGCCTTTTAAAAAGCCATACGTTTCTGATAGACAGCAATATAATAGCCCATTTGGAAAATTAAGGCTAATATAATTAGTTGTATTATCTGAAGCCAAAGTATCCGGCATTTTATTGTAATGAAGTCTAAATCTATATGTAGTATTTGGAACCGGGGCCACAATAATACGCCCAGAATTTGTGTCACCATCTCCTGTGGCTCCTCCATACATGGCATAGTATTTAGGTTGTCCTTGAGCCGCTGATGTCCCTGTTATATCTTGATACTCTTGTAAATAAGTATAGTCTTTTTTTTCTAACCATCTATTAGCTCCAGTAATTTCTGATCCAGCCGTGTCATAAACTTGTATTCCTCTTACAAATAAAGCTCCACCAGGCACGTTAATACTTTCTTGTCCCGCAACAAAGTTTCCTAATTTTTGTAGTTTATCAGCATCAATTGGAACATCTCTCATAATTCTATATTGAGCATTTAAAATAATATTTTCTAATATATCTGTAGTTAAAACATTAGAATCTGTTTCAGTATAATTTCTAATTTGTGTAATTAATCCACTATAACTTAGTCCAGCCATTATTCAGATCCTTTTTTATGTTTTCTATTTATTTTATCTTGCTTGTATGTAGGAATATCCGGTTCTGGTATATCTTCATATAACTCTAAATGTTCGTCTTTACATGCACATTGTTTAATACCAAGTATTTTACAAATAAAATTTTTTAATTTTTTTATCATGCCGTTAATGTAACTGGTCCTGCAGACACAGTTGGTCCTCCTGAATCTTCTGTTATACTAGGAGTTGCACCTAATGTAAATGTATACTTATCAGATGTCGTTACTGTTATACTAAAACCACTAGAGTTTTCGTAGGTTGTAAACGCTACTCCTCCAGGACTACCTAAAACATTTCTAAATCTAACAGTATCACTTGTTGATCTACCGTGATTTGGTTCTGTAACTGTAATTGTTTGTGACCCTGATGTTATAGAAAAAGGATTGTTACCCAACATAGCAGCAACCGCTGGTTCTGTTCTACCAGGTCTTACATGTCTTAAAGATATAGAATCACCATTCATTGGCTTTGGTTCTAATTGTGGTTGCT